CAACTTCTTGTACGCCATCTGGTGTTGCAATTATTTTTTTTGTCATATCTACTCCTTATGATTTAATTCCATAGATTATAAAATTGTTAGCCCACATATTGCCTGAATAACAATAAATGTGTATTCCAGTCATAGCAGTTTTACTTCGCCACTCACCACCGCCAGTCATACCTATTAAAGTAGCACTGCCGTCCCAACCAGTCATTACAAAAGTAGCTTTCTTAAACTCTGTTGTACTTTGTGGTTCGTAAAATGTAATCTCACAAGCATTTTCGTGATCACTACCACCACCTGACCAACCAAGTCTGCAACCATTGTTGTCATTCCAACCGTGATTACTATTATTGTTTTGTCCACCTGATGATCTATAAAAACCGTCATTGGCATAAATATAGTCTGCTGTTGATTGTGTGTTATAACCAGCACCAGTATTTGCTTTCCAAGAATAACCATTTCCTGCTGAAGCACCATAAATACCATAACCAAAAACTTTGTAGATTTTGTAGTCTGATGAAAAGAAACCATTTAAGTTCACATCAGAAACATTACTGACTGCTCCAGTTTCTCCTAATTTTACAAAGTCAGATGATAATGTTCCAAATTCAAGAGCTGATGCACCTGAATTAACTTTTACCACTTGACCTGCAGATCCTAAAGATAGACCAGCATTCCATATACCACCAGATCCTGCGGAAAAAATATTCCAGTGAGCTGTGCTTGTTGGAAGATTTCCTGTTGTTGATTGTTTTGCAATATAAGCACTGCCTGTAGATGAGTAATAAACTACATCATTTTTGACGTATGCAGTCGAACCATCATAGTCGCCTTTATGTGTAAATGCCAGATTACCTATGTTAATTGTAGCCATATATCTCCTTTTTATATATTATATTAAAATTCTTAATACGCACATTATACTGTTGCAATTAAGTCTCCATCACTTAATGAAAATGTAAATCCAGATGCTGCGAATATTACATCATCAAATCCTGCATATGTACTTGCAGAAATACTATCTTGTCCTTGATTAGTTGTTGTTACTTGTAAATTATTATTTACAGGTGCAGGTGTATTAGCTGTTCCACCCATACCGCTATGACTTGTACAATAGTAATAAAGTTGTGGAGCAGAAGCAGGTACTACAAATGTTAATGTATTAGCTGAGCTATCTCTAGTTACTCCAGTTGTATATTCACTTCCTCCACCATGAGATCCATCAGATGTTGTTGATAATGCAAATGGGTGAGCTGAAGGATAAGTAAATACATAAGTATTACCTTCTTCTAATTCTAAAGTTTTTTGTTGTGTACCTAAAATAAAATATTTATTTGCTCCACCTACTGATTGTACAGAAACTGTATAATTAATTGTAGATGCTACAAAAGATAAATTAAATCCATATACTTCTGCTGAAGATGCATTTGCAAATTCTAATGCATTTGCAGCTGCGTTTACAACAAGAGCTTGTCCTGCTGATCCTAATGTTCCAACACCAGTACCACCTCTAGCTGTTGGCAGTATTCCAGATGTAATTGAACTTGCTGCTATAGATGCAACATTAAATGTTCCAAATCCTACAATGTCTACAACATCACCATTTGTCAAAGGAGAAGCAAATACTACCGAATTACCAGAAGTAATTGTAATATCTGAGCTTGACATACGAACACCATTAACGAACACATCAGCAAATCCTGCATCATATGCAAGTGTATTTCCGTTTGCGTCAGCTCCAGAAACACTACTTGGAGTACCTGTTATATTGTATGTAAATCTAGCAGAAGTACCATTAATTGTAGATCCTGCTGCTGCCCAACCAGAAGACTTATAAACCTTTAATTCATTTTGACTTGTATCGAAGTATAAATCACCAACGTCATTATCACTAACTGGTGCTGATGATGCTACTCTATATCTTTCAGCAAAAGATGTAGCTCCAGATAATCCACCTGTGCTAATTGCTGTACCAACAAGATTAACATTTGTTATAGATCCAGAAACTGTATCAATAGAAGTTTGTTGTGAGCTAGTAGGTGTTAGTTGTTTCCATTGTGTATTACCTAAGTCATACACTTTCATTACATTGTCTGTAGTATTAAAATATAAAGCACCATCTGCAAGTGCATCACCATCATTATCTACAGCAGGATCACTAGCTTTAGATCCTAAAAAATCATCATCAAATGTATCAAGTGCTGCTTCAGCTGCATTCTTAGCATTTAACGCTGATGTTGCCGAAGACGCTGCTGCTGTTGCCGAATTAGCTGCATTTGTTGCCGAAGTAGATGCATTAGCTTCTGCTGTAAGTAATCCAGATGCATCAACAGAAAATTCTAAACCTGTACCTCCAGCATTTGCAGATAATACTTTACCTGCAACCATATCTGGAAACGTAAGGTTAAATGAAGAAGAAGAAGTAGTATTAACTCTTGGAGATAATTTTAAATCTCTTTCAAGTTGTTGAGCCATAGCTATAATTTTATCTAGCTCAGTATTTAAAGAATCAATTTGAAAAGCTCCAGAAGTAGGAAAGTCTGTAGTTCTTTCTATAGCTACTTCTCTAACTATTGTAATAACATCATTAACTGTAGCTCCAGGACTACCTAATGTAATAGATCCACCACCAGATACACCAGCTCCTGTAACAGAATATTGTGTTGCATTACTTGGTGATGCATTAAAAGTTAATTGTGAAGTACCATTAAATACTTGTAAATCAGCATTTGCAAAAAATGCAAAAGGAACAGTAAAGCTAGTCTGCCCTCCTGTTGCTGTATATTGTATACGTGGTTCTGTATCAGAAATTGTAATTGCCATTATCGAAGTCCTTTTTCTATGTCGTCAAACAACCAATCCAGATACCATACGTTCTGAAATGGAATTAATCTACGCACATTACGTGCTGTATAATGATTATATTTGTTAGCTCCAACATCATACATAATATCAAATATGTTATATATTTGTGATGCTGATGGACCAAGTAAACCTACTTTAGATTTCATAGATGATCCATATGGTAAACCTTCTCCTAATAATGGTCTAAGACCAATTCTATTATCTGTTAATGCTTCTATAGATCTATTTACATCTACATAAATACCACCAAGTCCAGATCTATCAAAAGCAGCTAATAGTTTTTCAGTTAATGATTTTTTAGAATAATCTTTACCAAATCTTAATTCTGTATAAACAGCATCTACTAACATACCTGTACCCATTAGTAATATAGATCCAAATAAAAAATCCATATCTCGTTCTTGCATACCTCTTAACAACATACGTTGTGTTGCAGCCATAGCAAATTTTTTAAATTGTACTATTGTACTTGCAAGTTCATAGTTCATAAATAATGGAGTATCTCCTTTACCTGGAGTTACGATTGTTATATTTATATCTTTATTAAGTGCTGCACCAAATGCTTGTTTGGCTGCATCATCAGTCCATTCAGCACTATTAGCCATAAAATTATATTCTAATTTAGTTCCATGTAATTCAAACTCTCTAGCTATTTTTTTAGCCATCTGTTCATCAATACCAGATGCTGCTAGTTTAGTTTTATTTTTATCTGATAATGTACCTTTACCCCATTTTACAGAGTCTTCTAATATTCTAGAACCTATAGTTACAGATGCAGCACTTTTCATAAACTCAGTCCATCTAGACATTAAGTTAATATACATAAAGTTAAAGTTTGCTGCTTTACCCATCATACCTTCAATCTTAGAAGTCATACCAAACATATCTCCTATGTCAGAAAATAACATAGCTCTTTGACCTGTAATCATATCTACAGCTTCAGCAAAAGATTGTGCTTCTTTTTTACCAGCTTTAAGTATACCTAATTGTTTATTACCTAACATATCTGCCCACATTTCAAATTGAGTTTTAAATCCTCTTTGAATACCAGATGTCATAGTAATTCTTGCAACGTCTGCTGTAGCTGCAAAGAATCCAGTAAGCATAGTAAGAGCATTATAATGTTTCATTGCTCTCATACCTCTAGAAGTCCAATGGTGAGGATCTGCTGGTAAACCATAAGTTCCTCTTACAAGCTCTACAGCTGCTTCCATATCTTCTAATACTTTATTTCTTTCAGCTATAATTTTAGCTTTTTGTTGTTTACCAGATGCTTTAAATGCTTTTAAATTATATTCTTGTGCTATTTGATATAGTCCAGGAAAAGTCATAGATTGAGCTTCATCTATGTATTTGTAACCTAAACCATTTGGATCACCATATTTTTTAGTAAATAATATATCTGGAGTAACTTGTCTGTAATATGTTTTCATTAAAGAAAATATATCTCCAACAATAAAATCATTGTCTAATAATTTAATTTGTGTTTCTGGTAATAAATTTAGTTCTCTAGCTCTACTAGCTCTAGCATATCTAGGTCTATTAAATAAATATCTTTCATATAATAGATCTTCTATATTGTCTGTGTATTTAGTTTTTTCAAATCTAATAAATGGAAAGTGTGTAGATAAATCATCAACTAATTGATTTAGTTTTTTTTCATTAATATACTTGCCACGTTTTTGTAAATCTTCTCTTATAATTTGTTTAAATAAACCTTTGTTTTTATCTATATTTGTTTTGTTATAAATAATATTAATATAGTCTTCTACTAGCTTATCAGCATTAATTAATCTTTGTTCTAGTTTTGCTATTTTATTTTTTATTTCTGTAATAGAATATTCTACAGTTTGTCCATCTACTTTAGATTTTCTAACAAAACTTTTTTCACCTTTTTTAGTAAGAGTTTCTAATATAGCTTTCCACATATTTAGTTCTCTTTCTATAGGTAATTTTCTAATACCAAGTTCTTGCATTTCATTACCAATAGGTTTGTAAACTTTTTCATCAGATATTCTTGCAGCTGCTGCTACTTCTGGTACATCATGCTGCATCTTCATTAATCTTGTTTTAGTTACTTCTCTAGAAAACTCAGCAAGACTCATAAACTCTCCACTTAAATTATGTAAGTTGATACCGAGTTCTGTTTTTAAAGTTTTACCTTGTACTCTATTTACATAGAGTTGATATTGTTCTTTAATACCTTTCATAGCTTCTATATTACCTACTTCTCTCATACGTAGTTGTGTTTCAATAGATGCATTAGTTGCTTGAAAACCATATTCTTTTGTATTTTTTAATTTAAGAAGTGGTGTATCTAATATATCTGCAATCATAGTTCTTGCAGTTTTAGAATTAGCTTTAGTTAATCTAAATACATTTGTCCAAGGACCATCTTCTCCAAACTTACCAAGATTACTTTTAATAAATCTTTCACCTACAAATTCTTCTTTAGGTGTAAGTTTTACAGAGCTTGATGTTTCATTAGCAGCAGCTCCTACCGAATTAACAGATGGTCTTTTATTAGGATCTATAAATTTACCATCTTCATATATTTGTTGTGTTATTTGTTTAGGTGGTACATTTAAACTTTTATCTGCACTAATTACATTTTGTTGTACATTTGCAGGTACAGATCCTTTAGCCATTTTATTTAATATAAATGGTAAACCATAACCACCTGCTGCAACAAATGGTACATATGAATCTGGTCTAGTAGGTTGTAATTGTTGTTTAGCTATTTCTTCTGCTGTAAATGCAGTACCAAATATTTTTGCACTTTGACCAACTTTTGTAAATAATAAAGCTGTAGAAGGATCTAAAAAAGCACCAGTGATTCTACCTAAATGATACCAAGGACTAGCATAATTATGTTCAGCTTGTTTTGTAATTTTATCTATAATAGCTGTAGACTCAGCTGCACTTTTACTAAACATAAATAGATCATAATAATCTTCATATGGTTTAAGTTGTGGATCTTGTTTTGGATTATAGTTTTCATCTGCTGGAAAGTCTTGATGATTCATTAAATAATCTATAGCAATAGCTGGTAGATTTTCGTCCATAAAACCTGTACCAAAATCACTAAATTTAAATTCAACAGGTTTAATAGATTCTTTTATTCGTTCTTCAGCATCTGAAGGTGTAAAAGGATAAGCTGTCATCTAATCTTTCCAAGTTTACCACCATAAGAATTTATACCTAAATCATATCCTTCCATAATCATAGCATCTAAAAATTGTTGATTGCCTGGTGGGTAATATTTATTAAATGCTTCTGATCCCATTTCATGTTCAACCATAAATTTAATAAGATCAAACATTTGATTGTTGTCAAAAAAGTTTACAACATCATCTCTAGTCATACTTGTTTTTTCTTCTAAAGCTGAAAGATAGATAGAAGTATCTTTTGCATATACTGATAATATTTCTTCTATTGTTGGTTGATTACCATATCTTTTAGTTGTGTTATTATTAATTAAAGTTGAGTTATTAATCATAACTCTAACACCAGCTCTAATAGAATCTACAGGACTAGCAAATATTGCTGCTTGATTACCTGTATCTATATCTGTCATTTGACCATTCCAAGCACTATCAGTTTTCATAACTGCCATATAATTATTAGTTCTCATAGTTAATGGAATATCTTTATTATCGTAATTATTGTATGCCCATTGTCTAAATTTTAAACCTGTATTAGTTCTTGTATATTCTGTTTCATGTGGAGGAAATGCAGCTTCTAGTTTTTTATCTGTTTCAGTTAATTTACTATTAGCTTGTATTTGTGCATCATAAGATAAATGTTTATTAATCTCATTATTAATTTTAGCACCTTCATCATAATATGGTTTTAAATCTGCATCTATTCCTAATGCTTTGAATATAAATGCAAAAGGTCTTACTTCTTCTGGAACATCATTAAGTAATGGTATATCTGGATAAAACTTATAATCACTAGCTTCTATACCTAGTTTAATAGTTTTATATATAACGCCTTTTGCAAAATCTTCATAAGGTCTACCATCTAATAAATGACCATATGTTTGTTCAAACATTTTATATTTTTTTTCTGCAAGATTATTTATTAATGTTCCTCTAGTTGCATTTTTATTTTGTATTTTTGACATACCTGCAAAACCTGTAGGATCAAAATAATTTGTACCTTCTGTAAGATTAATTGTATATCCATCATGATTTATTTTGAGATGATAGTTTGGAGTACCTGCATTGTTATAAGTTCCTGTAGGTTCTATAACAATATTTTTCATATTTTCATCTATTGCAATTTTAACTATATCTACAATATTATTTGCTTTTAATTTTGTTTTACCAATTATAGGTAAACCTGTATCTATATTAATACCAAATCTTTCTTTTTTTTCTTCTTCTGAAAGAGTTTGATCTAAAAAATTAGCTTGTGCTATTATAGAGTTTTCTAAAGCTTGACCATCTACTTTACCATATTTTTCATATGGATCTTTAATAAGTTCTGTTCTACCACTATATGAAAATCTAGTTGCACCATATCCTGCTTTATCTATTCTATCTAATGCAATACTTGCTGCTTGTTTAAACAGATCTTCACCTTGTCTATTAGTAATATCAAATTCTTTACTACCATTAAGATGTGTTAATACTGCTAGTGTATGTTGTAACCAGACAGCTCTTACTTCTGGTGTAACAAGTGTAGATGCAAACGTAGGAAGTACAGTTGTACCACTTGGTTCAAATACATCTGTATACCTATTTTTTTCAGACAAAAAAAACTTTTTGATAAAATTGGTATCAGTATTAATATCCATATCACTAATAATATCCGCATATATTTTAGTTACTCTACTTACGTTTGGTTCTAAATTACTATTTATTTTTTCTTTATTAGCTGTATAGTTTTTAGCATCACCAGCTAATGTATTAAGTCTTGTACCTAATAACTTATCGTCTGACATACCTTCTGCCATAAGATTATTAGCTTCATCATATATAAAAGCATTTTCAATATCTAAATTAGGATATTGAGATTTCATAAAATTATATAAAGATAAATTTTCTCTAAACTCTTTAACCATTCCTGGATTATTAAAGTCAGCATTTACTTTAGTATTTAATCTTTTAAGTATAGGTTCTGGAACAATATCTTGTCTTTTTAACATATCTATTGCTTCTGCTAATTTAGGATTTTCTACATTTGTTAAATTTTGATTATTGATTCCATGTCTTGTTAATATATGTTTTGTAAATAATTTTCTTTCATCATCATCTACAAATTGTACTTTTTTATTTTCTAATGCTGAATTTACTTTAGTACCTATATCTATATTTTTTTGAACAAATTCAATAGCATCATTATATTGTGTTTTTTTTATACCAGGAAAGTTTGTAGTTACAAAATCGTGTGCATTACTTACTTTACCATCTGTAAAATTTATTGCATCTAATTTACCACCAACATCTTTTTCACCATCAAGATTATAAGTTGTTTTACCTTCTGTTAATGCAGATACTGTTTTACCATTATGATCTTCATATAAATTAAGAACTTCTTTTCCTATTTCTTCTCTATTCATAGGATTTGCTACATAAGCTTCATATCTTTTAAAAATAGGATTATTTATTTTTTCACCATCATCAAAGTTATCTACTTTTATTGCAGCAGAATCTTTACCTTTCATATATGAATCAAAATATGTAAGAGCATTTTGTGTAGATAGCTTTCTCATTATATTATATACACGAAGTATTTCTGTATTTTTTAAGTCTTCATCTAAATTTTTATTTAATTTAATTCCAGAATATCTATTAGTTGCTACAAGTGTTTCACCTGCACTTCCATAAACTTCATTTAAATTTACAAAGTGTGTACTAGCTGTATGATTATTAATATCAGCTACACTTCCTAAATTATTATCAACAATATTATTAGATTGAAATATATAATCATTTTCAAAATTAGATCTTGATTCATTAAAACCATCAAGAACCATTTGATCATTTTTAGCTCTATAATTTTTAGTTGCAAAATTCATATTAGCTAAATTCTTTTGTGCAATTATATTTGCAGCATAATCTCTATACACAATTGGTGTATTAGCTAATGTTGTTTTAGAAAAACTATCGACAGCATTTTTCATACCATCTGGATCAAACTCAAACTTTTTTTGTAGATCTATATAATGATCTCTAGTTTTATTATTAAAACTTACTTTAAAATCTACAGCTGCATCTGCTTCTGCTACTTTTCTAAAAGAGTCTATAGCTTCTGATATTGGTTTAGATATTTCAGCTGCTATATTAGTATCTGCAAATTTAGGTATACCAATATTATCAGCTAAACTTGGTTTTAATTTTACAGTTCTTTTACCTTCTTTTAATGCCATTAATTACTCCCACTAAATCCTGTTGGATTATCCATATATTCTGCATATGTATCTGCTCCATCATATTGACCTCTTGTACCTTTACCAGCTTCATATTGTTTTGCATAAGATGCAGTTTTAAATCCACCAGCTATTATACTAGCATAACCACCAAACTCTTTTGCTTTGCCCATTACTTTTGTTGTATATATTTGACTATCAATTTTTTGATTACCACGCATCATATTCAGTCTAATATTACCAATATCTTTTTGTGCTATTCTATCTATTTCTGTTTGTACAGATAAGAAGTGTCTACTGCTATCATTGTAACCAGAACCTGCTTGTATAGCTCTATTAATTTTTTGTTTCTTAATTGCTTCTTCTCTAACATCATTAGAGTCTTGCAAAGCTTTTAAACTATTAAATTTTTTTTCTGTTTCGTATTCTCTTATACGAGCTTTGTTAGCTGCTTTCTGAGCTTGTATACCTTGATATGTTCCTACAGCTTGAACACCAAAACTTATAACAGCTAATGTAACTGGATCAGCACTCATGCAAATACTACCTCCACACTCATTCCTAATACCTTCATAGGTAATGGATCATCTTGTGATAATGTTACTGTTGGGCTTTTGTCATAACCTAAAAAGAAAAATTCTTTTTTAGCTGTTACTGGATTTAGGTCAGAACCACCAGTGAAGTTAACTTGTTGGACTACTAAAGACTTGGCAGTTTTATCAGCGGCTTTGATAGTTAAGTCTAAAGTAGAATTAAGATCAATGATGGCTCTAGAAATTCTTCTTGGTAATCCTGTTAATGGTCCTTCAGCTAATTCTTTATCAATAGGCATAGTTTCTAATATAGGTATAAAATTAAACCCAATATGTACACCAGTTGCTCTAGGTGTTGTTAATGTAATAGTATCACTACCAGATACAGTAAACGCACCTAAACTACTATTACCTTCTACACAATTAACTTGTTCATTTCTGTAGATTGTATTTACGTTGTGTAAGAATCCTTTTGTTAAAGTAACTGCTGCATTATCTGCTGGTGTTGCTGCTAAACTTTTATCTAAGTTTAATGTAAAAGATGTACCACCATTACTTGTTACAGCTTGTATTGTATATTCTGTTGCATTACCTGCTATTGTAAAACTTTCATTAATAGCTGGAGCTGTAGAGAATCCATCTATTGTTACCGAAGTTCCAGATTGTCCTGCACCTTGTACTAAAGGTGTACCTTTTTGATTAAGTGTAGTTGTTAGTTTCATATCTAGTGTAATACTATCAGTATCAGCAAATTTTTCTAGGGTATATACAGTTGATCCATTAAGTTGTCTTTTTACACATACAATCAAATGTTCATTTAATGAAATTATAGATTGAAATAAATCATTAGTTCTAGTTGTCCATAATCCCCAACCTGCAATCTTTTCATCTCTAACAGAATGAAAGATAGCTAGTGTGCCTGGAGATGTAGTTCCATTATTTAAAAAGAAAGCATATTGTTCTGGTCTAGTTGCATTACCTTTTAATACTGCTATTTGTTTAGGACTATCAATTAAATGTTCTGCAAGTATAGATACAGCTGTAGATTTGTAGCCATCTTCAATATCAGAATAAACAAACTCTCTTATTGACTTACCATTTTTTTGTACAAAGCCAGATGCTTGATCAAATAATAATGGTGCAGTTCTACTAATACCATAAGGTGTTTGTCTTAATACAGCCACATTTGCTGGTGTAATAGTATTATCTGTAGCTCTTGGTACATAGTATTCACCACCATCTGTAAATATTTGTAAATCTTTTACAGATAAAAAATGTCTTACTTCATTAACTTCTGATCCAGATATATCTAAATCTATAGCTTCATCAGCAGCTCCAGATCCTACATCAAAATTAAAGTATTCAGATATTCTAGATGCTAATACAGATGCAGGTCTATTCTTTACACCACCTAACCATAATCTATTATTGTGAAAAGATACTGCTTGTGGAAAACCATTTACTGAAGATATAGTTTGTTCTTTCCAATCAAAATGTGGTCCAGTAGATCCCATATCTTCTAAGATAGTAATAGTAACTACTGTTGGTGAAGTATAGCCAGTTATAAATCCTTGCTTACCATTTACTTCAATATATTGATTTACATAAGCACTTGTAAATGCATTAGCTGATGCTGTAAGTGTTCTACCTGTACCTGTACTATTAGCAGATAAAGATACACTTATAGTTCCAGCAGCATATTTAAAAAAAGGTTGTTGTGATTTTTCTACGCCACCTACACTAACAGAATCATCTGTACCAAATGCAAATTCTTGTACTTCAAAATTAGTTGCAGAAGATCTAAATATTTTTCTAGTAGGATTATCTCTATGAGCTACAAATATTGTATCACCAAATTGTGCAAAGTTAAGCTCAAAGAGTTGAGCTGTAGTCCAATTACAATTAGTTGTTACATTAGATGATAATGCAGTACCAGATATATTATATACGTCCATTCTATTATTAGACAAAGCTATAATAGCTATCTCATCATCAGAAAATACAAATGGTATTAATCTAGACTCTCCAGGTAATGATGCTAAGTATGTAGTACCTGGTCTTCTCATTACACCACCTTCAGCTAGTAATGCAAAGTTTCTACATTGTTTTGCACCATTAATGTAAGCAGGTGTATCTGTTCTTGTTGCTAATAAAGGATTAAGCTCTCCTGCTGAAAAATTTGTTATTACAGTTTTTAATGATCTTGCCATTATACATCTGTTCTCGTTGAGTTTCTCAGATTGATATATCTATTAACATCTAATTGTTTTGTTGTAACTTCTGAAGCATCTATGTTTTTAGATATTAGAAACTGCCTGTCAGCCATCATTTTAAACTCTCTTATCATACCTGCATCTCTTGCTACAGATCCTGCAAATATAGATGCAAGTTCATATTCTAAAGCTAGTCTAAAATGTGCAGGAAAGAAATCTTCATCTACACGATATATGTAATCTAATATTACTTTGTGTCCAGATCCATATGTATCTACAAAAATCATATCTTTGTATCTTGTATATGGAATTACAAAGTCATTAACTGTAACTGTTATTACTTGTAATACTCCAGGATTAGCAGGTAATTGATATGCGTGTTCATATCTAGCTTCTGGTGCAGCTGCTAA